GCTTCATAGAATAACCTTGTTTTTTCGTAACTCTTACTCTCTCGTGAATTTGCCAGAGTTTTTACTGTTAGAAACTCTATTTTGTTGCTACTGCAATATCCCTCGCAACAGGCAATCATGCTTTTCCCGATTCCTGCCCTGTGATACGCCTCAAGTATGCCCATCACATAGACCTCTGCGGTAAACGGATTGTGGACTTTTACAGCCACAAAGCCAACGGGTTTATCGCCATCAAATGCAGCATAAAACGGCATCGTCCGAACCTGCTCCACGTACCCAACAACACCGGATTCTATACCAAACCAACCAGGCAATGCCCGCAAAGTGGCATTGCAAATATCCGCTTTTTCTTCAGATGAAAAAATCTCTACTATCTTCACGTTACACTCCTTGCAATAGAGTTGTGATGAATTTAAATTATGCTAAATATCCATAGATTTCTGATTAATTCACTGTGAACGTCGGAACGGATAAATCCGTTCCCTACAATACCGTACAGCGCGTAGGGAGCGTATTCATGCGCTTCGCCATCAATATTATACTTCTTTCTCTGGATTGCTTCGTCACTTCGTTCCTCGCAAAGACAAGGCTAACTGTAATTTCATTACAGCCTTAATGATTGTAAATGCTTATAATCCAAGTTCATGAGATGAAAGCCAGTCTCTATGCTTAGACTTAAAAAAATCTCGCTCATCTTGCGTATTCAAAGTTATATCAACTCCGCCATCATAAGGTGCGATAATCCGGTTTTGATTGATGTCTATAATCATTATACGGTGATTCAAGGGGTGAAGCACAAAATGATAGATGTGATTAAACGCATTATTAGAGCTTTATGCCCTAAATGTCCAAAGTGCAACGGGGTTATGGTAAATGATGGTGTACACATTACAGATTCATACGTGTTCATTGAGATATATACTTGCGAGAATTGCGGCGAACGATGGGTTTAAGGTGATTCCATGAAATATTATCTTCCCAATATTGTCGGAAAACACTATAGAGAGTTTTGGCACTTCCGAGGGCGTTATCGAGTTGTAAAGGGTAGCCGTGCAAGTAAGAAGTCAAAAACGGCGGCACTATGGTTCATCTACAACCTTATGAAGAACCCTGATGCGAACCTTCTTGTTATCCGTAAGGTTTTCAGAACTCTCAAAGATTCCTGCTTCACTGAATTAAAATGGGCGATAAATAAGCTCGGTGTTTCGCAGTATTGGAAGATTACCGAATCCCCGCTTGAAATGATGTACATCCCCACTGGACAGAAGATTTACTTCAGGGGTTTAGACGACCCGTTGAAGATTACGTCCATCACAGTTGAAACCGGCTATCTTTGCTGGGGTTGGATTGAAGAAGCCTATGAGATAATGAAAGAAGCTGATTACGACATACTGGATGAATCCTTGCGCGGTGATTTGCCGGAAGGTTTGTTCTATCAGTGGACTTTGACATTTAATCCGTGGAATCAATACCACTGGTTGAAGAAGCGATTTTTTGATGTCAAAAATCCGAAAGTGCTTGCGTTAACAACTAATTACTTGATGAATGAGTTTTTAGACCGAGATAGTGTTGACGTATACGAAGAAATGAAAATCCGTAATCCTCGCCGTTATAATGTAGCTGGGCTGGGTAATTGGGGTATTGTCGAGGGTGTCATATTTGAAAATTGGAAAGAAGAAACATTTGACCTTGATGTAATTCGGACTATGGCAAGTACAAAATCGGTATTCGGGTTGGACTTTGGATATACCAACGACCCTTCAGCCCTATTTTGCGGCATGATTGACCCCAAAGAGAAACGGCTATGGGTATTTGATGAAATGTACGAGTACGGCATGAGCAACGAACGCATATTCGAGAAAGTAAGTGAAATGGGTTACGTTAAAGAACGTATTATTGCCGATTCGCAAGAAGTGAAAAGCATTGACCGTTTAGAATTGCTTGGGATGGTCAATATTCGCAAAGCCCGTAAGGGTACTATAAAAAGCGGTATTGATTATCTACAAGATTATGAAATTATCGTACATCCGCGCTGCGTAAATTTCTTAACTGAAATTAGCAATTATACTTGGGATGAGGACAAGAGCGGACGCAAGGTAAATAAGCCGATTGATGATTTCAACCACTTAATGGATGCTATGAGATACGCCGTAGAACCGCATTCAAAAGCAAGTAGTTTCAGCTTTGATTAGAGGTGTTTTTAATGACGATTACATTTACACTAGGAACATGGCACTTTGTAATTGCTGGAATCTTACTGTACATCCTTTTTATTTTTATTTTTGGCGGAAGCTGTAATTGGCGGTTGCAAAAAGCCTATTACTACATGGCGAAGCCTATTATTTGGGTTTCTATACCGTTTATTGCAGTATTTTATTTCTTCCGTCATATGCTTGTCGCTTACCCTGTTGAAAGATTTGAAGATTTGAGAAGAAGAAATCCTACGAGAAATACGAATAGGATTCAACTTTTACCCTTCCTTTGGCTTTGGATTGATAGTGACGCTTCGTGGTGGGGTAAAAAAGTGTTTCTTGTGCGCACTAAAAACTAAAACGTTGATGTAAGTTAGTTACGTGTTAGTAACAAAAGTGCCGCAAATATGCGATTTTATTATGCTTTGAAATCATTACAGCATGAAAAGGGGTGAAACCTTGAGAAGATTTAATTTCCATACCGATGATAGTAACTTACCACGGCAAGGCGCAGACCCCCGAAATGATAATGAATTCATAGAATCCGAAATCAAACGATTCTTAGCTTCAGAGCGGCGGCGCGATATGTTACTTGGCGAACGCTACTATGAAGGCGAACATGATATTCTACACCGTAAGCGTCAAGCGATAGGTGAAGGTGGTGAACTCGAAGAAGTCAAGAACTTGCCGAATAACCGCATTGTTGACAATCAATATAAAAAGATGGTTGACCAAAAAGTCAATTACTTCTTAGGGCAACCGTTCGCAATCCAAACCGGCAATGACGAGTACGGCGAAATCCTTAAAACTATATTCAATCGTAAATTTTTACGGTTACTGAAAAATGTGGGTGAAAACTCGCTCAATTGCGGTTTAGGTTGGAAATTCATATATTATGATGATAACGGGGAATTTACGTTCCGGCGATTCAAGCCCTATGAGGTTATAGCTGGTTGGGCGGATGATGAACGCACTCGGCTTGATTACGCTATTCGGATTTATGAAGTTATCGACAACAGCACACGAGACGAAAAGGTAATTCGAAAGGTCGAAGTGTATCATTCCGAGGGTATCAGCCGTTTTGTGTTTGAAGATTCGAGAATAAAGCCGGATACCGAGTACCCGCCGATTGAACCGTATTTCACAATCGAGAACGATGGGTACAATTGGCATAGAATACCGCTGATACCTTTTAAGTATAACACCAAAGAAATTCCGTTGGTTCTTAATGTAAAAAGCCTTCAAGACGGACTTAACACCATACTTTCAAATTTCCAAAACAATATGGAAGAAGATAGCCGTAACACAATTTTAGTTATCGTAAACTATGACGGTGAAAATTTGGGGGAGTTTCGGAAAAACCTTTCGACTTACGGCGCAGTTAAAGTCCGAAATGAAGAAGGTCGAAGTGGCGGCGGTGTCAATGCTCTGCAAGTAGAAGTAAATGCAGAGAACTACAAAGCTATCCTTGAAATTTTCAAGAAAGCAATAATTGAAAACGCTATGGGCTTCGATGCCAAAGACGACCGCATGGGTAGCAACGCTAATCAAATGAACATCAAATCCATGTATAGCGACATCGACCTCGATACTAACAAGATGGAAACGGAGTATCAGGCATCCTTCGAGGATTTGTTATACTTTGTTAATCTGCATTTGGCGAACGCTGGTATCGGTAATTTTGAAGGCGAGAACGTGGAAATCATCTTCAACCGTGATATGCTCATGAACGAAGGTGACGTTATCCAAAATATCAGAAATTCACTCGGTATTTTATCCGATGAAACCCTCGTTGCGCAGCATCCGTTTGTCGAGGATGTGGCAGCCGAATTAGAGCGGAAAAAAGCCGAAAAGAGAGCCGCAGAAAGGTTACAATATGACGGCATAAATCCAGCTAATAATAACAAGTTAGTAACAAACAACCCGCAAAGCGGCGCATTTAGCAGCTACTAAATTTATTGTGTCATAATTCGAGGGTGATTACCTATGTCATGGTTGTTGTTAGTCGGAACGCTTGTGTTCTTCGTTGCATACATTTGGGCGGTTATACCCCTATGTGAAGAAATCGCCGAAGTGCTACATGACATATTTTGTGATTGCTGAAATTCGAGGAGTGAAATGGTGTGAAAAATGCTGATTACTGGCAACGGCGATTCGATAATATCGAAGAGTTAAAAACAGCAACCGGCGAAAATGCTGTTCACAATATGGAGCGTATCTTCACAAACGCCCAGCGGGATTTAGAGAATCAAATATCCGGCTGGTATAATCGCTTTGCTACTAACAATCAAATTGACCTTGCCGAAGCCCGCCGACTTCTAAATTCTAACGAGTTAGAAGAATTTCGCTGGACTGTCGATGAGTATATCAGCTATGCGAAGCAGAATACGGTTAGCAAGCAATGGGTACGACAGCTTGAAAACGCATCTGCACGATACCATATATCCCGCCTTGAAGCTCTCAAACTCCAAACGCAAAATACGATGGAGCGGCTTTTCGGCAATCAGTTAGATGGTATTGATAGTCTTATGAAGCGGCAATTCCTCGATGGATACCATCACGCAATTTTCGAGGTTCAAAGCGGATTCAGTGTTGGTTGGGATATTGCGGGTATACCCGAATCACAGCTTGAAACCCTTATGAATAAGCCGTGGATGCTTGACGGGCGCACATTTTCAGATAGGATTTGGGCTGATAAACAGCGACTTGTCAATGAAGTTCACACACAGCTTACACAGGGTTTGATTACGGGAACGCCGCCGAATGTGCTAATTGATAACCTTGCCCGTTCTATGAATACCAGCAAGAACAATGCTGCTCGGTTGATAATGACTGAATCAACCGCTATTTCCGCTGTCGGACATGAAGCAGCATATCGAGAATTGGACGTTGAGCAAGTTCGCATACTGGAAACACTCGATGCCAAAACATGTTCTTGCTGTGAAAAGCTGGACGGTAAAGTCATTCGACTTGCTGAGTATCAAGTTGGTGTTACCGTGCCGCCTTTTCATCCGTGGTGTAGAGGAACAACCGTGCCACACTTTGATGATAATTACGGCGAACGAGCGGCAAGAGATAAAGACGGCAAAACGTACTACGTACCCAACGATATGGAGTACCCTGAATGGAAGGAAACTTTCGTTGATGGTACAAGAGAGCCACGAACAAAACCGTTGCTCGATGGTTGGCGTGGGCTTGACTATAATGCCAAATATAGCAAGAATGAAGCAATTGAACGTTTGAAATCTGCATTTGGTATTGACTTCAGCGATTCGAGAAAGTATCCTATAAATGAATTGCTACTTGCTGATATGGTGGGCTGGATGGATTCTTTCGGAAGTTACTTCCCTTCTTTCATGGAAAAGAACCCTGTAAAGATTCCACTACTTAACATCATGCCGCCCTCGGGAATCGGAAAAAATACGCTTGGACATTATATGCGTCACCTGCATGTACCAAAAGCCAGTGAAATTGCTTTGAATGGTTCGCATCATTCAAATATGACACACTTTGATTCTGTGTTGAATCGAACAAAAGGTAACGGCTGGGCTGTCGCAAATGCTAATCGCAAAGGTGTTTTCGTACATGAGTACGGACATCATGTATCAAACTCCATGCGCTGGATTACGGGTAATCAACGTTGGCAAGAAGAATTTATGCTGGATGTGATAAACGATTTCCGACAAGCAAATCCAAACCTTAACGTGAGAACTTTTAAGGATTTGGGAAATCACGTAAGCCGATACGCAGCTACATCGTACAATGAATTGTTTGCGGAAGCCTTCGCCGAATATTTCGGCGGTGAGAATCCCCGTGATTTCGCTTTAACGTTCGGACGTAAACTTGAGACTGCTTTGAAAGGGGTGAGATAATGCAAGAAATGCCGAAAGTCTTTGAAACCGATTACATCATATATCTTGACTTTGAAGAAGCTGCTGCAAATGGTGGTGTTGCCGTGAAAATTAAAGACGATGCGCCGGATTGGGCGAAGCTAGAATTTGAGGAATTCATAAAAACGATTGACCCTGTTCCTGATGATGACGGGAATGTGATTGACCATTAAAGCACTTTGCGAATATTGCAGGGTGCTTTTTGGTTGTCAATAACACGTTAGTAACAAAAGTGTTGATAAATACTGAAAATACAGGGGTTTATATTTATTGAAACATAATTATCGCCTTCGGGTGGTTTTTATATCCCGCCGTTTTGGTATTTGTGGGCGTAAAACACAAAGACGATAATCGCCGACAGAACGGCGTAAAACAATGAATCGAAAGGATGGAAAAACATGAAAAAGAACGATTTTTTGGCGTTAGGTTTGGATGAGGAAGCGGCTATCAAAGCTGAAATGGCTTTTTCTGATTCAATAAAAAACGCTTATGTTCCAAAAGCAAGATTTGACGAAGTGTACAACGAAAAGAGTAAGCTGTCTGAAATCTTGAAAGAGCGAGACGGGCAACTCGAAGCCCTCAAAAATTCCACCGGCGATGTGGACGGTTTGAAGAAAGAAATCGAAAAACTACAAACCGCTAACAGCAAGAAGGATGAGGAACACGCAGCCGCAATCAAAGATTTGAAAGTTGAAACTGCCATTGCCGCTGCTCTCGTTGCTGCAAAAGCTAAAAACACAAAAGCAGTTAGAGCATTGCTTGAGTTAAAAGACGCTGACCTTGCCGATGACGGCACGGTTAAAGGGCTTGCTGACCAGCTTAAAAAACTGGTTGAAAGCGAAGAAACGAGTTTTCTTTTCGATGCCGAAACCGACCCAAAGGCGAAGTTTACGCCGAAAGGTGCAAAACCTGCCGAATCGAAGGTTGAAAAGCCCGATGGTAAGGTTGACTTCGCCAAAATGAGCTTCGAGGAACTGGCGGCATACATGGAAGCAAATCCAAATGTCGAAGTTCCAACACCTTATAACTAAGAAAGGATGATGTAAATGTCAGCAGTAAGATTTGACCACAAAACATTTAACGCCGCAGCATTCGGCAGGTACACTCATTTGAT